TGAAGGAAACCGAAGCGGCACCGGAACCGGTTGCCGACGACAACAAGGAGGAGGCCGCAGTGAGCGAGCCAACCGCCCCGGCGTCGGAAAAGCCGGCCGCCGCAACCGAGACCACCGAGAACAGCGGCATGGACGCCTTGTCCGCGAAGTTCGACAAGCTGACCGACGCCATCACCGGACTGGTGTCCAAGATGGCCGCTCCCGCCCCGGTTGCCGCGACCGAAAGCGTTGCGGAGGCCCCGGCCGCTCCGGTCGTGACGGAGACCGAGGACCAGCGCGTAGCACGCCTGGTCGCGGAGCAGGTGGCCGCACAGAAGACCGCCATGATTCAGGAGCTGGTGGAGTCGGGCTACGCACCGTCTCGTAAGGGACTGGTGGCCCCGGCTGTGCAGGAAGCGGCCCTGGGGACCGGCGCTGGGGACGAGTACCCCGCGAACTGGCCAACCGAGAACGGTCAGCCTGTCGCACCGCACAAGCTGACGGAGGAGCAGTTCCGCAACGTTACGCGCCCAATGCTCGAACAGGCCGTGCTGGGCAACCGCTCCATCTTCCGCCAGCAGTGAGCCCCACCCCGCCCCGGCCTTGCGCCGGGGCGGGGGCTTTCGGGGGATCGATCCGACCGCCGCGCACGCGGTGCCGTTTCGGCAGTGATGGTCACCAACCAACCGTCCCTTGTGGACGGTTTTTTCATGCCCCCACCCGCTATGACCATCAACTATCGAAAGTGAGGCCCCCGTGCCTTCTGAGCTTCGGGAGGCGTTGACCGCTGCCGGCGCGTCAGCCCTTATTCCTAAGATCATCGACCCGATGCTGTTGGAGTACCAGCGTCGTTACTCCCCTCTGGTGCGGTCGATTCCGTCCCAGAAGTGGAACTCGGACACGTACTACTTCAACCAGCGCACCGTGAACCCGAACGGCGGGTTCGTTGTCGACGGTGGCGCGCGGGTCGTGTCGAACTCGACCTACGTGCAGAACTCGTACCAGATCAAGCACCTTCAGGTAGTCGGCGCAATCACCGGCTACGCCCAGGAAGTCACGCGCCAGGTGATTGGTGACCTGCGTGCACGTGAAATCGAGGGATCCATCCGTGGTCTTTACTGGGACATCGAAACCGCTCTCCTGTGGGGAAACGCGGGCTCGACCCAGTTCGGACCGTACCCACAGTTCGACGGGCTTGACTCGCTGATCAACACCTACAGCGGCGGAAACCAGAACGCCCAGGACAAGGCCGGCGCGACGCTGACCCTTGCTCACCTGGACGAACTGATCGACATGGTGGAAACCAACGCCGCAATGTCGGTGTTCGACTCCACGTGGCAGCTCGTCATGAGCAACACGGCCGTGTCGAAGATCGCTCAGCTTCTGACGAACCAGCAGCGGTTCATGGACCGCACCGAGGTTGCGGCCGGTCTGATCGTGCCGACCTACCGTGACATCCCGCTGATCAAGTCGTCGTTCATGAGCACCCGTTCCATCTCCATGGGATCGGTGACCACGGCGACGGCGACCACGGGCGGAACGCTCGCGGCGACCACCTACTTCTACAAGGTGTCGGCGGTCGTTGCACGCCAGGGTGAAATCGCGGCATCGGCCGAGGTTTCGCAGACCACCACGGGATCCACCTCGACGGTGACGCTGTCGTTCTCCACGCCTACGGGCCTGGACGGACTCCAGCCAATCCTTTACAAGGTGTACCGCTCGACCGCGACGGGCACGGAAACCCTTCTGGGCTACGTGGACGCGAACGTTGGCTTCCAGGCCGACGGCATCACGCCACTGCTCACCACGTCCATTGTGGACACCGGGGCGACCCTGATCCCGCAGAACGGCTCGACGCAGCCGGCAACGTTCCCGGCCACGTACCAGGGAACGAACACGAGCAAGTTCCCGGCGGCCGTAGGAAACGAGAACGTCTACCTGATGTCTCGCGACTACGACAACATCTGCCGGCCGTACGTTCGTGAGCTGACCCCGCTGGACGTCTACCCAACGACGACCAGCCCGGACAGCCTGCCGTACGCCATCATCTCGGACACCGTGCTCGCTGTGCGTGGTCCGAAGTTCCTGGGTGGTCTGTACCGCGTAAACACGGCTGTGTGATGACCCGGTGCCGGGCGGCCACCAGCAAGCCGCCCGGCACCGTGCACCCCGCCGACTATGGACTGACCTCCCCGTGTCGGCGGGGTGCGTCCACAAAGGAGGATCGTCAAACATGTTGCTACGTAAGGAACAGGCTGGGTCCGACTCGTTCGGGAACGTGTGGGCCGAAGACGGCGCGGTGGTCGAAGTGCCGGAAGAACAAGGCCGCGCGCTACTTCGGATCACGGACGCTGGGTTCACCGAAGTGTGCGAAATCCCCGTCAGGGTACGCACTCCCAAGGGGCCGACGCAGAAACTGATCAGCGAGTCACCGAAGCCGATCAGGGCCAAGGGAATCGACGTCTCCACCTTCACGGAGTAGACCATGGCACTGGATTCGCCCACGCCGCTTGCCACAGCGGCACAGATGCAACAAGGGGCGTTCGCGGACCTGGTGCGCAGCTTCGGCCTGGACGCCCTAAACGAGATTATGGTGGAGGCCACCCGGGCGTGCGAGACGGAATGTCAGCGACGTCTGGCCCCATTTGTCGGCCACTTCGAAACCCACCGGTGCCAAGGGATCGACCCGGACGAGTACACCGACACCGCGAACCTGCCCCTGGACCTTCAGGGCGCGCTGGGCCGCTCTTACGCGTACGCCATGGGCGCGTCCACGCTCGTGCGTCACCTGTGGCTGAACGAGTACGCGCCGCTGTACCCGGAGTACTGGGCATACTCGAACATCTCCCTGGAGATCGTTCGGTCCTACGGCGGGTCGGAAAACCTTGTGGCCACACAGTTCCAAGGACCCGAGGTTGACTCGGGTCACGTGTGGTTCAACCTGGGCAAGTTCATTCCCATTGGCTCCCTGGCCCGGGTGACCTACTCCGCCGGCTACAGCACGGTTCCGGCTGACCTGGTTCGCGCGTGCAAGTACATGGCCGCCGCCATCGCGTGCCGCGAACTGGACCCGATGTTGCAATCCCAGCACGGGCACGACCCGGACAAGCTTGAGGCGTTGGCCGTGTCGTGGCTGTCGCCGTACATGCGGAGTTGATCATGGCGCGCGGGCATCCGATGTCGCCGGCCGCCCGAGCCAAGCTGTCGGCCCGCATGAAAGGCCACGGATGGGGCGGCAAACGCCACGTCGGCGGACACAAGGGCCTCAAGATGTCCGCCAAGGCGCGGGAGAACATTTCCAAGGCGCTCAAGGGAAAGAAGCACCCGCACAAGGGGCACTCCCCGAGCGCGGACACGCGGGCGAAGATCGCTGCCGCGTTGCGGGCGCACTACGCGGCCAGCGCCAGCCGGGGAACCCAGCGCACCGCCGGCCGGAAGCCCACGGCGAAGTCGCTGAAGAACCTGCGTCGCCGCAACGTGACCGGGCCATCGTCCCGCGCGCCTGTGCTCAGGCGCGGGCAACGAACGCACAAGTTCCACAGTGGAACGCACCGGCTGATCGTGTCGCACAAATACCGGTCCCGTAAGGGATTCATTCACCGTCGGCGCAAGCATCGCACACGCATCGTGATCCACCGCTACGTACGACACCACCGCGTGTGGCGAAGGAGGAAACGATGAGCACGGGTGACGCCGTCCAACGCGAAGCGAACTGGCTGACCAGGTTCGGAGACGGCCTCCCGGCACTGCTGGCCGCCGACGGCGGCCCGTGGGACGTCATTCAGGCGTACTGGCCACGTACCCCGAACTACAACCTGAACGGTGTCTACGTCACCCGTCACCGGCTGCAAGACGTGCGCATCTCCAACCAGCGCAAGCGGCCAGCGCACGCGTTCCGGCTGAAACTGTTCTGGCGTATCGGATCCACCACCACATCCTCCGGTCTGGCCGAAGCCGAGCAACAGGCGTTCGACAACGCGATTGATCTTCTGCTGCAACGGATCCGTGGCTACCTGGGGGACAAGACGCACGGCGGACAGTTCCTGTCGGTGGGGGAGACACCCGGTCGGGAGCCGGAGATTTCCGTGGACTTCGACGCGCCGGAGACCACTTTGGACCGTGGGTTCCTGTCCGGAACGGTCATGTATTCGGCGGACGACGTGGAAGACATCATCTGAGGAGCGTTTCACGTGCGACAGCGCAACACCTCGGGTAGCCCGCTCGTGCTGCCCACCCTGGATCCGCCCGTGGAAGTCCTCCCGGGTGACGAGATCGACTTCCCGGAGTTGTTGGCCGGTATGGAAGTCATTGACGACGAACAGTCCACTGTGGCCGAACCGGTCGCGGTGGCGAACATGCTTGAAGGTCTTCCACCCTTGGAGGAAGACGATGATCAGGCCGCCCCGTCGGCCGAGACCGACGAAGAGGTGAACCTGTGACTCAGCTTTCACGCCTTGCCATCCTGGGTTGCGCGCCTGAAACGGTGGCGAACACCTACGCCTCCCCGACGTTCTACATCCCCTTCACGAAGGCGGATTTCGAGGATGTCTACACGGAGCTGAAGGACGAGTCGTACCGCGCCAACGACACCATGCTTCAGGGCATGTACCAGGGGCCGGTACACGCAACCTGGGACATCTCGGTTCTGGCGTACCCGGACCTCGTCGGCCACTTCCTCCGGGGCATCATCGGCCCGGACACGGTGACGCCTGGCGTGTCCACGACCGTGGCCACCGGGGGGTCGTCGATCGGAGCGACCACCCTGCCGTCCACCGCGTCCATCCCTGCCCTGTCCTACATCCAGGTGGGCACCGGAACGTCGCTGGAATACGCGTACGTGTCGGCCGTGTCCGGCTCCGGCCCGTACAGCCTGACCGTGACCACGGTCGTCGGTCAGACCGTGGGCCTGACGAAGGCGCACAGCGCGGCGGAGCCGATCGTGTCCGCGTCCTCGCACGTGTTCAAACAGTCGTCGGACCCCACGACCAAGAAGACGTACTCGTTCACGGTCTACGACACCACGCAAACCGTGTCGTACTCGGGTGCCGCGATGTCGGACCTGGCGATCAAGATCGACCCGAAGAACTCGATCACCTTCGACATCAAGTACACGGCCTTCCCTCAGGTCGTGCAGTCGAAGCCCACCCCGACCTACACCCAGCTTCCGCCGGTTCTCGGCTGGGAGTGGAACATGACCAACGCGGGCGGGTCGTCGTCGCGGGGCCTGACCTACGACATGACCGTGAAGCGCGCGGTCGAACCGATCCACTCGTCCGATGGAATCCAAGCGCCACGCGAAATCTTCCAAGGCGCACTCGAAGTAGATGGCACGTACAAAGCCATCTTCGAGAACCAGACGGACCTGAACCTGTACCTGAACTACACCCAGACGCCGACCACGGCACTGCTCCAACAGCCGGCGTCCGGAACCGACGGAACCGGCGCATCCCTCGCGCTGACCATGTCGAAGTCCGGGTACTTCAAGGGAAAGCGCGACCTGTCGTCCAACTACGTTCAGGCCGACTTCAGCCTGTCGGGTATCTACAACTCCACCGACGGCGGAGCCGTACAGGCCACGCTGACCAACTTCGTCTCCACCGCTTACTGATCCACTACACCCCCGGCGTCCGCGCCGGGGGTGTGTCCACATAGGAGGTCAACACCATGGGATATGCAAACCGCCTGGTACACATGGACTTCACTGAAGAACTGGCCGAACCCGGCGACCAGATTTGGATCACCATCCGCAACCCGAAGCTGATGGCGGCCGGTGAACTCCGTCCGCGTGACGTCGCCATGATGTCCGACGGTGTCACGCCCGTGAACATCAGCGACGCCGAATCGGCCATGTACGAGATGCTGGCCAAGCTGATCGTGGGCTGGCACGTGTACGACGCGTCGGAACTCGCGCTGGACAGCGACGGACGCCCTGTGGCGCAAGACGTTCTGCCGATGCCGGCCACTCCGGAGACCGTGGCGAAGCTTCCCGCGATCATCGTCAAGCGGATCTCGGAGGAGATCACCAACGCCGTAAACCCCCAGTAGGGCCAGGGCATCCCTACACGGAAGATGTGCTCTGGCCCGCTGAGTCGATCTATGAGGGCACATGGGGTTCCGGTGCACCGCCACAGGAAATGGCCGACTTTGAACTGATGTTCCACATGCATTGGTCCTGGCCCGACCTGTGCGCAACCCCGATGTACGTCAAGCGGTACACATGGGACCTGTTGCAGGCCAGGCTTTCCGCCGAACGGGAAGCCCAGGAACGGGAGACACGCAAGCATGGCCGTTGAGATCGCACCGGGCGTGTTCTCCGCCCTGTTCGCCCGCATCGCCGTTGAGGCACAAGGGAAAACCGCCGCTGCGCTCGCAGTGATCGGCACGGCGGTGGAACGCCAAGCGAAGATCAACGCGTCCACGGGATCCCACCCGTACGGCACGCCCACGCCAGCGTCCCCGGGAACCGGGCCAGCCCGGATCTCGGGGACGCTGGTCCGGTCCATCACCCACACCGACCCGGCTATGGACTTCGCTGGCTGGTCCATGAAAGTCGGCACCGGAACCGGGCTGTATCCGCGCTACCGCACCATGTACGGCCGCACGTTCACCAGCAAGACCCCCGCGAACAAGTACGGGTACTACCTGGAAAAAGGAATGTTGCGCAACGGTGCCGCGTACCCGTTCATGGGTCCTGCGGTCACGTTCGCCACGCGGCATGTCGCCGCGTTGGCGTACGAAAAGATTTTCGGCGCTCCGTGGAACGTGAGCTGACCTCATAGGGGTGCGTAGTGGCTGATCAGATCAGTGATCTCTATGTGCTACTCCGCGCTGACACCGGACAACTGATCGGCGGCTTCACCGAAGCGTCCGTGTCCGGTGAGGAAATGGCCGCCAAGGTCGCCGCTGTCACCGCCGACGTCGAAGCCGAGATCACGCGCATGAACGCGTCGCTGATCTCGGTCGGCGCGGCGGCCGACGAAATGGCGCTCCAGACGACCGCCGACTTCGAAGCCATGTCGGTCAAGACGACCAAACTGGGCCTCGACTTCGAGGCCATGGCAGCGAAAGCCGCCGCGTCCAACGAAGCCATCGGCGCGTCCATGGCCAAGGCGTCCGCTGAAGCCGACGCCACCGCATCGGCGAACCTCGCCACCATGGCGAAGGTCGGCGCGGGTGTCGCCCTGGCCGGCGGTATCGTCATCGCGGCCACCGCGAAGATGTCCGGCGACTTCGAGTCCGCCACCCAACGCCTGGTCTCCTCCGCCGGGGAATCTGAGTCCAACCTGGCCATGATGCGTCAGGGCATCCTGGACCTGGCCGGCACCGTCGGTGACAGCGCCCTGGACCTGGCCCAAAAGGGCGGCTACGCGGTCGAGTCCATGGGCTACCACGGCGCGGCTGCTCTGGACGCGCTGAAGGCCGCCGCTGAGGGTGCGAAGACGGAGAACGCGGACCTCACGACCGTGGCCAAGGGCCTGACGGCCACTATGAACGACTACGGCCCGAAGGTTGGGGACGCGGCCACCGTCATGTCCAAGCTGGTGACCGCCGTCGGTGACGCCGGCACCACGTTCGAGGACTTCACGGGCGCGCTGCACTCGATCCTGCCTATCGCGTCGTCCATGAACGTGCCGTTCGATGACATCGCGGGCGCGTTGGCGTCGATGACCACGCACGGCTACAGCGCGGACCAGGCGTCTCAGAACCTGGCGAACTCGCTGCGGACGCTGCAAAAGCCGTCGGCTGACATGACGAGTTACTTGGCACAGATCGGAATCACCGCGTCGGACCTGACGGACAAGTTGGCCACGCGTGGTTTGACGGGCACGTTGCAGGACATCAGCGCGGCGATCATGAACAAGATGGGGCCGTCCGGAAAGGTCCTGATCTCCGCGTTCAACGAGTCCAAGCAAGCCTCGCAAGACCTTCAGATCATGCTCCAGAACATGCCGGCGTCCCTGCAAAGGACGGCGCAGGCGTTCCTGAACGGCCAGATCAGCGTCAACGACTGGCGGCAGGCGGTCAAGGCGTTGCCGGCCGACCAGCAAGGTATGGCAACGCAGTTCGCATCGCTGGCCAACCGTGCCGACGGGTTCAACAACGTCCTGAAGCAGGGCGGCCCGGCCGCGATGTCGTACACCCAGGCGTTGCAACGCGCTACCGGCAACGCTACGTCGCTGAACGTGGCCCTGATGACGACCGGCCAGAACGGCGCGGCCACGAACAAGATCATCAAGGACATTTCCGGTTCGACGAAAGACGCTGACGGCAACGTCAGGGGCTGGTCGGAAATCCAGTCGACGTTCAATCAGAAACTGGATGAGGCCAAGTCCGCTCTTGGCGCGATGGCTATTCAACTGGGACAGGTGTTCCTGCCCATCCTGTCGAAGGTGCTGGGTGTCGTCGCCGATTTCGCTAACTGGCTGTCGAAGCACCCCACGCTATTGACGGCCGCCGCTATTGCTCTCGGGGTGCTCACGGTCGCCGCATTGGCGTTCGCCGCCGCCATGTGGGCGGTGAACATCGCCCTGTACGCGGACCCGATCGTGTTCATTATCACCCTGATTATCGTGGCCGTGGTCGCGCTGGTCGCGGCCATCACATTTGCCGTGATCGAGATCCACAATCACTGGGATGACATCGTGTCATTCTTCGCGGGATTGTGGGATGGCGTGAAGAATGTGTTCAACACGGTGGTGGGGTGGATCGGCGATCGGATCAGCGACATTGTCGACTGGTTCAAATCGCTGCCCACCAAGATCGGAAACGCGCTCAGTTCGTTTGGTTCGATGCTCGCGAACGCGGCCAAGAACGCCTGGAACTCCTTCACGAAGTTCATTTCAGACGGAGTCCAGAACGCGCTGAAATTCTTCAAGGATTTCCCCGCAAAGGCCGGATTTGCTATCGGCTACCTCGCGGGAACCTTGATCAAAAAGGCGAAAGAGGCGTGGGATGGATTCTCGGGCGCAATCGTTGACGGATACCACAATGTTGTAAAGTGGTTCCAAGACCTCCCGAAGAACATCGAAGGGCTGATGCAGGACGCCGCTCGCTGGCTGATTGGTCCCGGAAAAGACATGATCCTGGGCTGGCAAAAGTCGGTGAACGATACCTGGCACGATTTCGAAAAATGGCTGAATAGCGTGCCGGACAAGATCGGGGCGTTCTTCACCAACGCCGGAAAATGGCTGTGGGATAAAGGCTGGGAAATCATCCACGGCCTCGAAGACGCGGTCAAAGACGGATGGCACAATGTCGAGAACTGGTGGAACTCCACCTTCCCGGACGGCATCACCAAGTTTTTCCGTGACGCCGGACGTTGGCTGTACGACACTGGCCGCGACATTCTGAAGGGCCTTGTCAACGGTATCAGTTCCGCTATCGGCTGGGTTGAGGACACTGTAAGCAGCTTCATTTCCAACCTGATCAGCGGTGTCAAAGCCGGGTTCGACTCGCACTCACCATCTCGTGTGTTCCACACCATCGGCGAAGACCTGATGCACGGCCTTGGAAACGGTATCAGCGCCAAGGCCGGAGCCGTGATCGACCTGGCCAAGAAAACGACCAACGACATTGTTGGCGCGGCCAACATCGGTGACATGACCATGACCGGGAATTTCACCACCCGTGGTCTTGCCACCGGAATCAACCGCGCCGGTACCAGCGGACAACAGGTCACGATCATCGGCCCTATCACTGTGCAAGGAAACATCCGTACTACCCAGGACTTCGTTCGCGAAATGCAACAGGAACTGCTCCGTTACGGCATCCGCAACTTCGGCAACGGATCTACCTATCTCGGATTCGGAGCGGCATCGTGATTGGGCAACCAGCAAACCCGAACCGGCCCCTGGTCGTGTTCGAAGTGGATTTCCAGGCCGGGCCGCCCAGCTTGTTGGGCAACCACCGCATGTCCGTCAACCAGGTGGCCCGGCAAACCTACGTCCGCACCTGGGACACCCAGCGTGGCCGCCAGTACGAACTTGACCAGGTTCAGGCTGGTGTGGCCACGCTGGGCATGGTGGACGAGAACGAGAACCTGAACCCGCTCAACACCGGGTCGCCGTACGCCACAGCCGGGAACACGATCACCCCATACCACCCGCTGAACATCTCCGCGTTCTGGCCGCTCGCGGGGAACGTGTACAACCCGAACGTCAACACGGCCTATGACGGCTCGTTCGAGGCGGCCGGATCCGATGCCCCATTCGGTGCCCAGGGGGGCGGCACAGCCGCGCGAAGCACCGCGCAAGCCCTATTCGGCACGCACTCACTGTTGGTGACGCAGGCGGGGAACACGTCCGCCCAGTACGGGATCGTGGTTGTGCCCGGCGTGCCCGGCGTCATCGCCACGGTGTCGGTGTACGCCTACCTCACCGGCGGATGCTCGCTTCAGATCATCGCCCCGGATGGGTCCACGTCCGCTGTGCTGTCGACGCAGACGACGTGGACCCGCATCGTGCTCACCTACGTGATGCAGGACGCCCGGGACACGTTCCTGTTCGCCGGCACCGGATCGGCCACGCCGACGTACTACCTGGACGGGTTCCAGATCGAGTTTGCCTCGACCGCGTCCACGTTCACCACGGACGGCCCGGTGCGCCGCAACATCTACAACGGCTATGTCGAGCGGTACCCCACGTCCTACGACATGGCTGGCACGCGCGGACTTCACCAGCTTCAGGCCGTGGACGCGTTGGCTGTGCTGTCGCGGACCGCGATCAATCAGAGTTACCTGACCACGATCAACGCGGACGGCCCGCTGTGGCACGCTCCGCTGAACAACACCACCCCGGCGGTTCAGGGCACGTTGGGGGGCACGGGCACCGATTCGTGGATCCCGTACAGCCTGCCGAACTCCACGTACGGGGCCGTGCAATGGGGATCGGACTCCACTTTGGACGGCAACCCGGCGGTGGTTGTCAGCCAGAAGAACCCGACGAACCCTGTCACCGTGTCCGGTGCCATCGCGAACAACGCGACCAACCTGGACATCATTGGCAAGCCGCTGTCGGTGCCCACGTATGCGGCCACGTTCGAATGCTGGTTCAAGTTCACGGCAGGCGTGTTCGGCCCGTTTCAGTGGTGCTCGTCCTACGACGACACCACATTGACGGCGCACGGCGCGGTGATCGACATTCAGACGATCAACGGGGACCTGTGGTTCCACATCAAGGACGACGTGTCCGGAAGCACTTACCTGGTGGCATTGAACACGGTCGACAACACGGGCGGCTACTTCCCGGACAACCAGTGGCACTACGCCGCGTTGACGCTGTTTTCGTTCAACAACGGCGCTCCGCCGCTGGGGATCGCCGCGACGATCGACGGCACCGAAGCTGACTACGGCTCGGTTTTCACCACAAGCCGGAACAACGGCTACGGAACCATGCACATCGGGAACTTCACCGGCTTCGGTGACCCCGTGTCGCAAGGCTCCGTGGCGAACGTCGCCGTGTACGGCCGAGACATTGGCTCCGGCAACCGCCGCAACCACTACCTCCGTGGCGTCGGCTACATCAATGAGTTGTCCGGCGTGCGGGTACGTCGACTGCTGTCGTCCTACTGGGCCGGGCCAACCAACATCGCCAACGGCTATCTGAAGATGGCCCCGGACTTCGACTACAACAACCGCACTCTGTTGGATGTAATTCAGGAAATCCAGGAGACGGAACGCGGGTTGCTGTACGTGTCCCGGCAAGGCACGGTGACGTTCGAGGACCGGTCTTCCCGGTACGCGAACCAGGTTCCGGTGGCTGTGTTCGGGGAGAACGATTCCCCCTACATCGAGTACGACTCGGATTTTGATCCGACGTACACGTTCAGTCAGGCGAACCTGTCCCGGCCGGAAAACGACAACTTCGCGCCGGTCGTGAATGCCGCGTCCACCACGAAGTACGGCCAGCGGATCCTGACGCAGACACTCCAGGTGAACACGGACTTCGACCTGACTCAGGCCGCGACGTTCTACCTGGCCCGATACGCGAACCCCGTTGTCCGCATCACCACCCTGAAGTTCGATCTTGCCGCGAACCCGTCGCTGTTCTCCGTGATCCTGCCGTTGGACATCGGTAGCCGTGTCACGGTGAAGCGGAAGACAGCTGCCCTGTCCACGTCGAATGACTACTACGTGGAACAGATCCACCACACCGCCGACGCCGAAACCGGCGACTGGACGGTGACGCTTCAGCTGTCGCCCGTGTTCGTGAACACGGCGTGGGTGTTGGGAGACAACACCTATGGCGTGCTGGGCAACGGAACCGCCTGCGTCTACTAGGAGACAACTATGCCGGCAATGCAGGCAACCACGAACTTCGTTGACGGTGTCGTGGTCCATCAGGGCGACCTGAACAACCTGTCCACGAACATCAACACCCTGTGCCAGCAGACGACAGGAAAAACGCCGTCACAGACCGCGTCCAGTAAGCCGATCACGCAGGTTGACCTGAATACGACGCAGTCCATTCCGGACAGTGCGATCACGTTGGTGTCGTGGAACGTGGCGTCCACATCCATCACGGACACCATCTGGGTGGCATCCGGTCCAACCGTGCTTACGATCGTGACGCCCGGCTTCTACACGATCGACTTTCAGGCATGTTGGGCCAACGCGGCCATGAACAACCGCGTCCTGGGAATCATGGTCAACGGCACCACCCCCACGGCCAACTCCATCGGCGAAAGCAACGCGGGCAACGGTTCCACGACAAGCCTGTTCAAGCACAGGTGCACCGCCTACGCGCACTTGAACCAGGGCGCGACGCTGTACGCGTACGTGGTTCAGTCCTCCGGCGGTGGCGCTGTCAACCTCAACCCTTCCTCCGTTTCCTTTCCGGGAACGTTCATGTCTGTTCGATGGGATGCGCCATGAGCACGCCGCAAGCGGCCGTCAAGTTCTTCACCGTGTCGGGAGCCGAGATCGAAGAGGGTTACTACCCGGCACCTGTCCATCCTGGACAGTTGGTTCGCCTGTCCGACGGGAACCGTTACAACATCACGAACGTGGAATGGCCGAACCGGGTCAACGGCGTATGCCCGGACGGCGAAATCGACTGGGAGTACGCCACCGCGTCGACCATCGGCGTCCCCATCGGCTAATTGGAGGTCACCATGACTGATTACGGAACCGACGTATCCCACTGGAATGCTGTGTCCGATTGGAACGCGGTGCACGGCAACGGGATCTCGTTCGCGTCGATCAAGGTCACCGAGTCCACCGGCTACGTGTCGCCGGACGCTTCGGGACAAGCGAACGGTGCCCGCAACGCGGGCGTGGCGGCCGGCGGCTACCACTTCGCGCGCAACGACACCACGCCGGAGGCGCAGGCCCAGTTCTTCGCGTCCGAATGCAATGCCCGCGCCTTGCTTCAGCCGGGTTCGTTCGTGCCGATGCTGGACATGGAAGCGTCGGAGCTGTCGGGGAACGCGGACGACTTCACGCGCCGGTTCATCTCCGCTTTCCGGCTCTACAGTGGACAGTCGAAGGTGGCCGTCTACAGCAATCTGGACTGGTTCCAGAACATCTTGCATCCGGACCAGTGGACCGATGGCAACGTGTTCCTGTGGGTCGCGGTATGGAACGGCGACCCCGGCAACCCTGGCTGGTCACACCCGCGCCTGGCCCTGCACCAACACACCGATGCCGGCACCATCCCCGGAATCGCCGGCAACGTCGACCGGGACTGCACCGTGGCCCCGTTCGCGCTCGCTGACGTCCTGGTGGGCCAGAACGACCCGTCCGGCCCGACTCCGCCACCGCCGCCACCAGCCGCGCCCGGAGACACCTACACCGTGCAACCCGGAGACACCCTCTCGGGTATCGCCGCGATGTGGGGCGTGACCGTGTCGGCTGTGGCTGTAGCAAACGGCATCGCAAACCCGAACCTAATCTACCCGGGCCAGGTGCTCCACAAGCCGTCGACCAATCCCGCGCCGGCACCCGCCGCCGGCACGTACACCGTCGTGGCTGGAGACACCGTCTCCGGGCTGGCACAGCGGTGGGGAACCACCGTCGCCGCGATCGTGGCCGCTAATCACTTGGCGGACCCGAACCGGATCTACGTCGGCCAGTCGCTGATCATCCCGTCCGGCGCTGCGCCGGCACAGCACTACACGGTGGTGTCCGGGGACACGCTGTCCGGGATCGGCGCGCGGGTCGGGGTGGCGTGGCAGGACATCGCCGCCGCCAACGGCATCGGTGCCCCGTACACGATCTACCCGGGCCAGGTGCTGGTGATCCCGTGATCATGGCGCGCGGCGGTGTGCCGCTTCTGGTGCGCTCCGGGCGCAACCCGTTCGAAGTGCTGATGCTGTGCGCGTGTGCCATCGCGGGGGCCGCTGGCCTGATCGCACCGGCCGCGTCGTCGAATGCGATCACCGCCACGCTGCCGCATTGGGAAGTTGTGTGCTGGTACAGCGGTTTGCTTGCGGGAGGCGTTATTAGTTTGGCCGGCGTGTTCGCACGGGGGGTGACCTCACTTCTTGTGGAACGCGTCGGCATCATTCTTCTCGCCTGCCTCATGCTCGCATACGCGCTTGCACTTTTCGTGCAAGTCGGTATCCGGGGAACACTCCCGGCTTTGATTACAGGATTGTTCGCCGTGGCGTGCGCCGTTCGTTTCGTGTACATCACGGCGGACTTGAAACGCATGGAGGACATCGCCACCAAAACGTTGGACGGTGACGAATGAATTGGGCAGACATCACCGCTCTCATCGGCGCTCTTGGAGGTGCCGGTGGTGTGCTCGCCTTGATCGATGGATACAGGAAGCGGAAGCGTATTCCTATCGATCAATCCACGGCTATCGCGAACAACGCGGTTGCTCTGATCGAGAAGTTGCAAACCCAAGCGGACACTCTTCAGCGCCAGCTGAATAACGCCAACACGCGGGCGGATGACCTGGCCGAGAAACTGAAGGCCGCCAACACGCGGGCTGACGTTCTCCAGGAAAAGCACGACTCCCTGTTGGTCCAAGTGTCCGATGCCCAATTCGAAATGCGCAACATGCGGCTGACTATCAAGACCTTGTCAGACGCGTTGGATAAGCGCGCGTAGGAGGTCACATGATTGCCATCGGACGCACCGTCCATTACGTCAGCTACGGCACCCGCAACGGCGAGTACACGCCGGAATGTCGGGCCGCGATCATCACCGAAGTAGGCCAATGGGTCACGGTGAAGGAAGAGACCGACCACCCGGGCCAACGGCGGCTTGAGCAGGAATGGCACCCGGAAGCGTGCTCCATGTCGGTGCACAACCCGACGGGCGTGTTCTTCAACTCCGGCGGGGTGCCGATCGAGCACGATGAAGAGACCAAGAAGCCGGGTACCTGGCACTGGCCGGAGGGTTCGCCGGCCGCCCGGGAAGCGGAGGCGTCATGACCTTGTTGCGTGCGCTGTTGGTGCCGCTTGGCGGCTTGTGCGCCGCGCTGGCAATCCTGATCGGCGGGCGGCCGGGGACCGTTCTCGCCGTGGTTTCGGCCGTGCTGTTCGGCGTGGCCGCCCTTCTCATCCCGATGGGAGAGTGATCCCCTTGTCCGACAAGGTGATTGCGTGGCTACGCACGGTGGTCCCCGCGCTGTGGGGTCTGGCCGTGGCATGGCTGGTGACTCGTATCCCGGCGCTGGCCGGACTCGCTGACGGCCTGAACAGTGTCGGCGGAGCCTTGGCCGTGCCGGTCGCGGTGGCGCTGTGGAAGTGGGTGTTCACGGCGGCCGAGAACGTCATGCCATCGTGGTTGACGGCCGTGCTGTTGGGGCACCCAGCCGCGCCGACCTACACGCGTCTGGCTCCGGCCATGCCGACGGTGACGCCGCTCAGCGAGTGAACGAAAAGCCCCCGTCCGGGTTTCCCAGGCGGGGGCTTTTCTGTGTTCTGGGGAAGTTCAGGCGTCGATCAGTTCCAGCTCCGGTTCCGGGGCCGTCGCGTGCGCCTCCTGGAACCGGGTCACCAGCTCCGCCGGGATCCGGCCGCGCTCGCTGACCTTCTCACCCTGGCTGCGTGCCCACTCGCGGATGGCCTGGTTCTGCTCCCGGCCCAGCTGAGCGCTGTTCGCGCGCTTCTCACCGGTCCGCGTGGCCCGTGGCGCGGTGCCGCCCTTGGTGGCCTTCACACGCTGTGCGCTCTCCACGAATGCCTCCAGGCGTCCGCGCAGTTCGGTCGCGTTCGCCTCGGTCAGGTCGATCGTGTACTCGATCCCGTCCAGGCCGAAGCGAACCGATTCGTCGGCCACCTCTCCGGTGATGTCGTCGACCAGCTCAACAACGGTCTTGCTCGCCATCTTCCTTGACCTCCTTGAGTCGTTATTTCGAAGCATATCCTACGCGGGAATGTTCTGATGCCGGGGGCAGGAACATCCCGGATAGGTCACGTTAACCACGAAATCGGGGTACGTGTCGTCCACGTGGTCGAGGATCTCGATCACGTGGTCGAGGTTCGTGAACCAGCCGGTGAGCGCCCCGGCCTTCGCCCACCGTTTCATCGACCCGACTTGCACAGCGGTCGGTTTGCCGCCGTCGGGAGCCTTGCACTCCAGTTTCACGGACCGGCCGCACACCACGGCGTCCACGTCGGGTTCCCCGGCGTTGCCGAACTGGGAGCCGTGGACCTTCCGGGCGTACGAGAACGGCTGAGACCGGATGTAGCTGATGGCTACGTTCACGATCTCCTTTTCGGGGATCCGGCGCGGCCGTTCGGCCTTGCGCGCGGCCAGCCGCCGGAGCGGTTCCGGGTCGAACGGCACGTCTTCGATCACCGTTTTACCTCCCTGATGTTGTCGTGGCGCACGGTCACCCGGTGGCCCCGGTAGTTGGTGAACGTGTACCGCTGAACGGTGTCACCGAACATGTTGATAGCGCCCATCATGCTGCCCTTGTTCACCACGTGCGTGGTCCCGTCGGTCATCTCCACATAGGTGATCTCATCGATTGGGATACCGTTGATCTTACGAATGAGAGTCACGTTGCCTCCATTCCCGGGGTGATGATGTCCCGGAAGTGATAGGGAGAGGTGGGGGCGAGAAGACGAAGTGACTCCTTGGACCGCGTCAATCCGACGTAGAACAAGCGAACCAGTTCGTACACCCTTTCCCGGATCTCCTCCTTGCTTTTCTTCCTGTCGGGGTCGTGAATTCCCTTGAACCCGGCCCGTGAAATGTCGGGGGCCAGGTACACGACGTCCGCGCCGGCACCTTTGACGCTGTGCACGGTGCCCAACACGACGCGCGGTTTCTGCCCCAACGCGGTGTGCCCGAACTGCCGGGCGACTTCCAGCGGATAGGAGGCAAGCCCCGGCGTGCCCTTCTTGGGGTCGGGCCGATACCTGGCCAGCAGGCACGACGCCAACCAATCCGGGTCCGGCTGCGTTGCCCAGTCCAGGGCCGCATCGGTCTTGAACAGAGACGTGATGTCGTCGTACGGCACCGGATCCCGGCCCCATGTCGCCGCAATCCGCTTCGCATTCGACACCATGCCGGCGTCCTGAATCTTCACCAATTCCATCCATGCCTGGATGTCGTCTCCGGTCCAGTCCCGATCAGCCAGAACCAAATACCGGTAGACGCGTTCCGCCGTGGACATCGTGTCGTCCCGGCCGCCGCCGCCCAGCGGGTTCCAGCGCCCTTCCGTGGGCCGATAGGGGTTGTGGAACGGGATGCCCTCGGACTTCAGGTTGTCGATCAACGGTTCCAGCATGTAATTGCATGACGCAATTACCATAACTTCCTTGCCGGCGTCCAGGTCCCGGCTGATACGCACAATAAGGCCGTCGCTCTCCAACTTGTCCGGCACGTGGAACACGCTCCCGCCGATCACCTCCCCCGTGTCCGTGTCGCCATCCATCCGAGTGCGCGCCGTGTAATCCTTCTCCTTGCGTCCCTCCACCTTCCGGATCCACCGTTCAGCGACAAGACGAACATTCTCCGGAACGCGGTACGACTTCCGAAGAATATGGTCCTGAATGTCGGGGCCGGTCAGTTGCAGAATGGACGTGGGGTCGCCGCCGCGCCACTGGTTGATTGCCTGATCGTCATCGAGTCCGATGATCAGGCGGTCCACATGCTTGCCCCATTCAAAAATGAGAGCCGACTCCAACGGCGTCTGGTCCTGCGACTCATCGGACACCATGAACGATGGATTGCCCGGTGCACGCTCGCCATCGAGGGCGCGGCGGTACGCCTCTTCCACCATATCCGTGTAATCGATGACGCCGTTAGCCCTCTTCCACGCCGTCCACCGCTCACTAAAATCCTTGATAGGCGAGTCGAGCGGGTCTTTCATCTGGGCACGCAACTTGTCGTGGTGAAAGAGGAAATCGTCACCCGTGACGCAGTGATCGATATCCGCGACGGCCGCGCCGGACGAACCGCCCGTTGACCGGGAATCCGGCGTGATCCGGAGAGTTGTTTCCTTGTCGTTCCAGTCCTTCAACACCTTTGGATCCAACGCGACCTTGTTGCCGTACCCGATCGTGCGGTACGCATGGCTGTGCAAGGTGCCCACGTACTTCTTGTTCGGCTGGATCCCGGAGGTAAACCGGGAACTGATCTCGTGCGCGGCCGTCGTGGAGAACGACGAAATCAGTACCGACTCCGGTCCGTGCTCCAACAACAAGTCACGCACCATTCCAGACAGGAACGTGGTCTTCCCCGTCCCTGGCGGCCCGAACACGCGCAACACGTTCCCGGTGTACTCTCCCACGGTTCAACTCCTTCCTAGCCGTTCAGAATGCCGTTCAGGCGGACGCGTTCGGTCGCAACGTCCACCCCGTCCATGACAGGCGGTTTCGTGCGGTTCATCTTCGGGCAGTACGACCGGAACCGGCACCCGCCGCAGTGATCCCCGGTCACCGGCTCCACCCACTTGCGTTCGGCCCGCAACCGAGCCGTTTCCGCGTCGTGGGCCAGTTCCTTTGCCGCGTGCTCGATCGAGTCCGGATGCAACTCCGTGCTGATCTCCCGGCGCTCCCGGATCGAGTACAGCCCAACCGTGATCCGCGTGACCCATGGCCAGCTGTGCGCCGCCGCCGCCGCGTATGTACACAGTTGCGTGTTGCGCTGCAACTCCGTCTCGCTGGTCGGCACCGGACCCAACTTCCAGTCCCGAATGTGAATGGACCTCTTGTC